GCAACGTATACCCCCCGGGGTATATACCAGAAGGGGGGGTTTAGTGCATTAACGCGTTAGTGCGTTAACGTGTATGAGAACAAACGTTCCTATTTGAAACGTAATCAATTTTAAACCGCTTATTTGCCTCTTTATTGCGTTTATATATTCGTCCAGTACAATCCTACTATATATAACTAACATCGCTTAAATGTGCCGTTTTGTTCGTCTCATAACGTGTTCGGCTGCCGACGCATAATATCGCATATATGCCATGCTACAATAATAGCATGATGTGATATGGCGAAAGTGCAATGATGTTGCAAACAAAAAAAAGACCACATTTTATAATGTGGTCGAAAGTGTATGCTGTTATTTTTTTGCGTCTTCCTTTTTGTTCTCAAAATATTCTTGCAATGCTTTATTGATCATCCAATTCCGCGAACGGTCTAATCGTTCGCATTCCTCGTTTACCACGTCGAACATTTCTATCGGCAAATCTAATGTTATCCTAACTTTACTCATTTTTTCACCCCCTAATCGATTCGCAAAACATTATTCCTCTTTTTCCCACTTGTTAGCAAGTTCTACAAATTCGCCCGTGGTAACCAACCTTGCGCGCGTCCGATATTGCTTTGCGCACTTCTCTTATTGTTATCATGGAATTTCCCCCTTTTGTTAGTTTCCTTCAACGTAAATAATAAGCGTGTCGCCATCAAAACAGCTTGCTTCCCATGATGTTCCGCGCAAAAAGCGGTCATGATATTCTTGAGGAGACAGTACGTCATATCCCATAACGTCCATGTCCATACAATCAATTTCATGATCCCTTCCGGAATCATTCCATATTTCCATATTGCCATGATGTACTTCAATTCCTGCCATTCCGGAATGTTGCTTAATTAATTCACGTACTTTCATTTTTTTCATCCTCTCATTTTTTTGAAAATTATAACCTAAAATAAATTAAGATTGTTATTTTTTTGCGTTTTCTTCCTTGCTCTTGAAATATTCCGCTATTGCCTTGTTGATAATGTAATTCCTGCTGCGATCGTCGCGTTCACATTCTACCATGATCTTCTGAATATGCTCCTCAAGTACGTCGATCGTAATCCGTACTTTATTCATAATTGAACGCCTCCTTTTCCTTGAATTTTATTATCGCCGTCGGATCATTACGTAGTTTTGCATGTTTCTGTGCTTCCCGCTTCGAATCTGAAAAGCTGCCCATAACCGGAATATAACTATAACCTACCATGTGCGCATACCACAGCTTCGATTGTGGACATTGAGAAACTGTATAACCTTTACTCATTTTTTTCATCCTCTCATTTTTTTATAAATTATTTAAACTTTTTTTAACAATGTCTATAAGGTAAAGATGATCTTCTTTATTTTTCGCCCACAAAACAGACTCAGAACAACGAAACATAACGTAATATCTATAATCATCTTCCAGTCTCGAAAGGAAAGCGCGGCGATATTCCGCGCTACTTGAATTTATTAAGTTTATTGTATCCAATTAATACTTCCTCCTTAAATGCTACCAATGAATTACAACGTAATTGACGATCTGTTATATTTGATACTTTCGTGTACTCGCTGACAGTCTTCAACGTTGCAATAATTGTTTTCCCGCTCTTCGTAAACCGCAAATCAATAACTTCTGAAGTGTAACCGAAATTCCAAACTAAAATATCGCCGATCCGTATATCTTTTGAATATTTCGCGGTTGTTTTCCCTATGCCTTGCAAATGTACGAAATAAGTCATCTATGAAACCCTCCTTCCTTCTTTTTTGGTGACGTAACCAACAATAAAAGGATTTCCGGAAATATCAATACGTCGATGTGTCGGCCGCTTGTACTTGAGGCCAACGATCACGTTATGATCTTCTAAGAATCTCAAGTCGCTTATATCGCCATCTATGACCATGCGTCCCATGAATGTATCGGGAAGTTGTCCATAAAATACGATGGACATGCGAGCATTTTTTGCTAGTGCTCGCTCAACGTGTATTTTATATTCGTTTGACGCACTGTAAGAAAATGTGAGATCGTAATTCGCAGGAGTTTTCCCGATCCTATGCTGAATCTTCGTATAATCATAAAATTGTACTCCCGGGAAAGCTGTCATGATGTTTTCGAATCCATGAACGGGAAACCTTTCCCATGGAATATCCGATGTTCCGTTCAATCGGATCGCGAGCTGCTTGCCTTCTTTTTTTGCTCTGACTTGCAGCTTACGAATGTCATCAAACAAAGTCTCTAAAAATAATTTCCTATCCGTGTAATATTGTAACGTTTTTCGCATGCGACTCTTGACCACGTTAGACAGACTCCCTTTTCCCGCATTCACTAAACATGTTTCGCTGCATTTCGCTGCAAGTGCCAGCGGACAAATTTTATGATCCGGGATGAGATACAATATCCCGGTTATGTAACCAAATTTTTCGCCTTTCGTCGTCTTCACATTTGCCATTGTTAAAAGCTTTGTTGTTGTCATTGTTCGAATCCTCCAATTATGATATTGTTGAAGGGCTAGCGACTCCCAAGTTACTAGCCCATGCCACACGTTAGCGCGTGTGGTATTTCATTTTAGTTCGTGTATCCCTGCACTTGCCCGAAACGGGCGAAATTCCGCAATGTCCGCTTGAATGCTGCCATATAGTATATCTACTACTTTCCCTTCCTTGACCACAATTTCCGGGCGAGCGTCGCTGCTTTCGTCGATGATGATTTTTTCGTTTGCGTCCCATGCTTTCGAGATGTACAGCTTACTTTCCCAGTCCCGCGAAATCTCAATTTTTTTAATCATCTTTTTTCCTCCTCTCGATTTTTTTGTTGCTTCTACTTATTATACAATTTTCCCGATTGATTGCAATAGTATGCGCATGATTGCGTCTTATTTATGTTTATTTTTTTTGTTACATTATATACGCGCGAAAAATTCGCCCGGAAGCAGCAGCAAGGCAGCAGCTTGCAGCAGCAGCTTGCATGGATCATCATTCCCGACAATTCCGGGTAAATTACTCGGATTAACGCGTTAAAGCGTTGAAGTGTTAAAGCATCACATCACTAAAAAATGCACCGAATCTTAAAATGCATCGAATCTTAAAATTTGCACCGAGTCTTAAAATGCACCGAGTCTTAAAAAATGCATCGAGTCTAAAAAAAACAAAAACACCCTCACAGGGTGTTTATTTTTATAATGTCGCCATCTTCGGTGAACCGTAAACCTTTCGCTGTAATGCTCGCGGGCATGTGTTCTTCGTTGTGACAGTTCAAACATAGAAACTCAAGGTTCTCGTGGTTTAGTGTGACGCTCACGTCATGAATGTTCTTTGGTGTGATTCTTTTCTTATGATGTACGATGTACCCCGGCTGTTGGCATCTCTCGCATAGTCCATGTACCTTGCTAATGTACGACGCTCTGCATTTCTTCCATGCCGTACTCGCATAAAACTTCTTCGCGAATTCCCTAGCCATTGCGCATCATCTTTAAATAATCAATGCCGTCTCGATAGTCACGGAATGGTAGTGTCTTCTTTGTCTCTGGAAACACGATGACCATTGGACTTCTTGCGTCGGCTCTTAGTCCACCGAGCCATTGAGAGTAGTCGTCTGTGATCTTGTAGCTTCCGCTTCTGATCCAGACCGTGTCTCTCTTTTTCGCGCCTGTCTTTTGGTGTACTTCGTTGTAGTGCAGATGCCCCAATGCAATAATATCTGAATGCGTCGAGTTAAATAAGTTACGTTGGCTGTTCGTTGTGTTGATGCTTGAGTTGTATCTATATGAATGGTGAGCATGTATAAGGTACTCCGCACCGTATATCCTGAGTTTGATTTCCCCACCGTACCACAAATAAGGAACCCCTGACTTCCTTGCTAGGTAGCGAACGAAGTCCTCGCCTGTTTCTTTTAGTTCCCAATTGTCATGGTTTCCCTTTAGCAATACTAAGAGTTTGTCTTGCAAGTATTCATCGATCATGTGTTCGCATATGTCTCTTTGGTTATCGGGAGTGATGACTTGGTCGAACATGCCGCCCGGATGGGATCGCGTCATGTAGTTGTCGCAGTAGTCGCCCATTCCAATGACATAAAGTCCGTTTGTTTCCTTGAATGTGCTGAAGTCCTCTATCATCATCTCGTGATCTGTGTACATGCCGCCGATATGCCAATCTCCCGAGAACACAATCCCAATTGGCTTGTCGTCGGATATGTCTATCGTGACCTCTGTCTGCCGATCGTCATAATCTTGAAGCTTCTTCTGCGCTTGTATAAGAACCTGAAGTAACTCTCCAACGTCTCGCTCCTCTGCGTTTTTCTGGTCGACATAGGATATGTTGGTTCGCTTGATCTTCTGGCGAATGCCGTCAGCTGTGTACTTCCGTCCAAGTTTGGCTTCCATCTGTCGAGCATAGAAGTCGCAAGTTCGATCTGGATGTTCTCGCTTTATTTGTTTTAGCGTATCTAACTCTTCATCTGACCATTCATTGAATGCTTTACGCTTCATATTGCCCTCCATTAGTAGCGATTCACTCCGGCTCGCTATACCGCCCCGAGTCAACTCTTAACGCCTGAGGTCAACGCGAAAGGAACGACGCTCCTCAACGGTTTGCTCCCCGTCTTGGCAATGAACTGCGTCAATTGGAGAGAGTTGACGTATCGATTTATGCACCCGCGCCCCGCCCCTGCGCATTTAAAAGGATGCTTGTCCCTAAGCCTAAGCTTTACCATTGGTTTAAGTTTACCTGATATTTCCACATCGAAAGTGCAAAGTTATTGCTATCTCCAACCTAATCTTTCTGCTACGGCTGCGATGAAGTTATCACGAATGTATATACATTGTCGCTTGGAGAAGTTCACCTTTTGGGCGATGCCGTCCCATGTTAGATATTGAGGTTTAGAAAAATACTTTAGCTTAATAAGTTCCGATGAAGTCCGATCCAGTAGGTTTAGAACGTGCGTAATGGATTCTGTGATCTCCTCTAGCTTCTTAAGTCTCTTATCCATCGTGAGCCGTGTGACGATGTTGAATGTCGGATCACTCACACCGCTAGGTTTCCCTTCTTGTTTCACAGGTGACGCCAGAAGGATTTCCTTGCGTATGTTTTCGATTTCTTTAACTGTGTCATGGTAGTAGTATAGTTCCGCTTCAATGTGCCTGAATGCCGCTTTTGAAGGCTTGTGGTGTCTCATCGTTCACCTCTCTCTAAAGATTCTGCTAACCATGCCGCATACACTGACGCTTTCTTTACATCCTCGATGTGGTTTTTGTGGTTGTATCTTGTGATGTACTTAATGACGTTGCCTGCACAATATCCCTCGAACGCTTCCTTCGACAACTTCGCTCGTATGATATCAATTGTCTCAATGCCGCCTGTCTTGTAGTGGTCTGGACTCGTAGCGTTTGATAATTCCTTCTGAGATGTTTTTTTTGGAAACCATATCCGTATCACCCTAGCACCACCTTTTTACGTCTATGATTCACGACAAACTTCTTCTTCCTCCGCTCGATCTCCTCAGCCGCTTGGAGATTGTCTACGAGACGTGCGCCTGTGTCGTTATACGCGATCTCGTAGAGTTGTTTTGTTGTGGCTAGATGCCATGATAGTTTCATTCGTCCTCTCTCCTTTAACTTGCTGGTAACTTGCTGGTAACTTGCAACTGTCAATCATCAGGCGTATTAGAATCAAAAAGATGATTATTAATTGATAGTTCGTACCGATTATTCGGCAACCGACAAAATTTATACAAATTATTGGAATTAAAAAAATAAATAAATATACAATCCTTACGAATCAAAAAATCATAATCCCCGACAGTATCATCAACAACAAACCCGAGAATTTCATTTGTTACAATATGGCGCTTAAGATTTACACCTTTTTTATATTTTTCTACGTAGCATTCATCTTCAACTACCGTTTGTAAAAAGTTAATTTCTATCATTTTTTTCTCCTTTCAACTGTCAAGGATTCCTCGATAGTTGCATAAATCTTTGTTCTAAATTTTTTGAATCTAAAATATATTCACTCATTTTGCACTTACCAAATATCTTCCCTGTTGTGATAAAATAAATTGTATCGCTATGAAATACTTTTAAATAAATCAAATCTTTGTTCCTCTTAAATTCGTAATCTGTCTCCAACTCAACAATTAAACCAACGATTTTGTCAGTTTTCTTATGTCGTTCAATAAAAACATGCGGTTCCAACATTTGCAGTTTTATTTGACTTTTTTTGGGTATCACCATTTCTTCATCTTTGTAAAGTTCTAAAAATTTAACGTATATCACACCTCACACCTCCCACCGATGCAATCTGAGCCAAACGCTTCATCTTCTTCGATGTAGATGATAAAACCCATAGCTTTGCACGCATTGCACGGGCGAAAGTTTTCCTCTGGCTTGTCAAAAAATACGATATAACCGTTAAATTCTTTTGAAGATTCGTATTCTGCAACATCTTCAACTTTGATATGACCCTTGCCCTCGCACTGCTCACAGACTACTTTTTTCATGTGTTTCAAGCCCTTTCAGCTTCTGCTCTGCCCAGCGTTTCTTTTCCGCAAACCATTCTAAATCACCCAGGTTGTCATACCGTCGCGCCTCTTCGAGCTTCTTTTCGGCTCGATCTAACTCCATGCGCCATAACATAATCTCTTCCTCAATCGTCATGTGCATCAGCGCCACCTTGTTCATGCTCAATCTGTAAAATGTATAAAAGTTCAGTCACTTCAAGATAGGCCATGTTGACTTGATCTTTCTTTAGCAATTCCTGCACCTGCGCCAGCTTGTCCATCACAAATTGATCTTTCATATGCTCATCTCCTATTCAAGGTTACTTACTTCTATAATCGTTCCGTCTAACTTCGCCTTCGCAATGACGACGTTCTTCACAAGTCCACCAAAGGCGTTTTCGCCTCTAAATTCCGTGATGATTGTGATGTATTCGCCATGATCTGTATAACGCGTTTCCACGTGTTCATAGCTCTTGGGATTGTTCATACTCGCCTTAATTACCTTAGTTAGATTGGTATGGCTGCCATCCCACGCACTGAATGCGCGTTCAATCACGTCTTTCCTTGTTGCTTGGGCTGGTGTTAACTTTGGCTCATCTTCGCCAACAAATTTTCCGATAATAATCAAAACAATCACAATGGCTGTAAACCATAAAAGGAATTTTTTGAGCACATTCATGAATTTCTGCATCTTCTTACCCTCCTTGGGATAAACAAAGGGCTATTTCTAGCCCTCTGCTCTATGATTTGTTGCTTGCTAGCAAGTCGTCGATGATGTTCGCATCCGTGCGTTGTTCCTGCTGTGGCTCATCCTTGTAGCTGTAGTCGGCCGGTAAGTCGATGATTTCGCCATCCTCGTATATCTCTTTCGTTGTCGTCTCGTCTTGAGCTGCCGCCTTTAAAATGTCTACACTGACTGGCAGGTAGTCGAATATGTGCCGTATGACCGTTTTTTTGGCCATCTCCTCGTAGTCTGTTACCCATGGGCCATGTGCGCTTGCTTTACTACGTCTGCGCCGTTTCTCGATCTCGATTTTGGGTAAGTATTCAAAGTGATAACCGCCGTTTGTGAAATGTGCCACGGCATATACGCCTTTTAACTCGCCGGATTCCTCGAGATTCGGAACATGCTTGATTTGTCTATTCAGACCGTATTCAATCTCAAATTCATCGCCATGACGGACGACAACGGCATAAATTTCTTTTATCGCGCCACTGCGTCTTGCAAGCTCGATCATCCCCTTGTAGCCCAGAATAAAGCTCGCTTCTGTGCCATATGGCACTAGATAGGCATGTCCTAGCATCCCAAGCTGTAAGCCAAGCTGTGCGCTCTTCATTACCGCACCTGCAAGCGATACCAACGAACATTCCAATAGCTTTGGATTCGTGCGAATCTCTGTAATCGCAATACGTGTTAATGTCTGTGCGCTTACGTGCTTCGGTAGCACTTGTGCAATGCGGCTTTCCAGCTTCGCAAAATATTGGGCTACCTTCGTTCCAGGATCTAGCGCTTCCGGTGCGCTCTGTGCTCGACTGGCTAACGCCTTGCTTAAATCGTCTTGTTTCGTTGGTGCTTTGTAGCTATTCATTGTGTTTGCCTCCTATGGTTTTGAATACTCTGTTCCCTTTAACCGTGTTCTTCCACGTGAACAATAACTCATCGTTGTAAAATGCTAAGTCTGCATCTTCCATATGACCTTTGATTTTGTTCTTGAAGTCCTCGTGTACAAATTTCCAATGGTTAAGCTGATTCTGTGCTTGCAAGAACCCTTCCACATCGTCACGATATTGCGTCAAATCGACTCTTTCATGCTCTGTAGCTGTCGGATATCGCTCGTTCAATAACATGGTGTCATGTGCTGAAAAAGCTGGTGGGATCCTTTTAAGTACGTGATTTTTCCAAAAGTCCGACTCGATCTCAATCAGGCTAGATATGATATTTTCATCGCGTTCAATCACACGCCATTCAAATTTGTTACCGCCGATGAGAACCGCAACGTACCAACGTTCATATCCCGTGACTGCCATATAGTGATGACACTGTAAGGCATACTCCTTCGGCACCCCTTCACCGTTCCAATCCTCTTTTGCGTATTCATTGGCTGTCTTGATCTCAAGTCCGGCTTTCTCGCCGACGATCTCACGATCAATATTGCCAAACATGAAATTGTGATGTGGATGCACTAGAATTGCATTGCGTTTGCGAACCTTGATTCCTGTGCGGCGTGTAAATTCTTCCGCCACGACTTCTTCTAGTCGATTTCCCCAGTACATCGACTCGTTTTCATCAATCGCTGGCAATTCACCGATCTTGTCCAAGTACACAACCATTGGTGAACGGTACCGGTTCATATTGCAGATAGCAGAAACATCACTGCCGCCTAATCCTTGCCTTCTATACTCAAGCCATTCAGACCTATTGACTTTTCGTGTGTCTACGAGCTTCAATGCTTGCACATGTGCACGTCCTTTCGTACAATGTAGATGCTACCTCTTTTCCGTTTTTGTGGACTCCGCTGCAGCGCGGAGTTCAATTTCTTTTAAGAGCACCCTTCCCCGATTTTTGAGGCACATCATAATGTGCTTGTGATCATTCGGCTTGATTTTCGCCACTTCGAGATACAAATTCTCGATCACTTTCGCCATGGGTTTCACCTCCTTCCAATAATTCAAATCCGCATTCCATCAACTGTTCCCAGCTGTACGAAGAAACCATGTTCAAATCAGCGTTTCTAAGCTCGCTGTGAATGGTCCAACGGACTTCTAACCCTCGTCTACCGTGAAACACCACCTCCCCCATGCGGTCTAAACCGCCTAACTTGATTTTTTTTCCTACAAAACTAACCATGAACCACGACTCCTAATTTTTTCATAAACCTTTTTTCACTCATGACTTTTTCCCCTTCGCCTAAATCAACAATAACGCGCCAATCGATTCCCCAAATGTCATTTTTCTCGTGATATTTTCCGTAGTGGTACACCAAGCAGCGTTCGTCACAGAAGATTTCGTCATCTTCTGTTTGCAGATATGCGTGTTCATTAGTGTCAATCAGCCCGTGCCCGCAATCCGTTTGTAACTTAGCCACCGACACGCACCGCCTCATTTAGTTGCTTTACGTATAAATCCTTGAGATACAGCAGACACTTTTTGCGAGAATCTGCAATGGCACTGCCTTCTGTTATGGTAATCTTTGTCACTAATGGTTTATGATTCATGTTAAGCCCCTTTCAACACGCCATGTTCAATTAGCATTTTGTGGATGTATGCCATACCTTTAGGCGTAATCAGCGTTTGCGTCTTATTCTCTACGCCGCTGGTTAGATGTGTTACCGTATATTGCCGAACATCAAAGTAGCCGCGATCAATAAATTCTTGGTATGGTAAGTTGTTTGTTCGCAATATCTTGTGTTCACGTAAGAACGCGAACAGCTTGTTTCTACCGTATCCGATCGTCTTTGACACACGCTCCATGGTGAAGTTGTTGTTTGCACTCATGGCAGTGTCGTACAAGGCTACTTTTGGGGCATCTAAAGCGGCTTTTTCGGAAAGTTCTTGATTACATTTGACTTGTTCAACCAATGCTTCCAACGCTTCTACATAATTGCTTGGTAATTTGTTGACGCCATACGAGCCATTCTTGCGAATAGATGGAAGCACTTCTCGTTTAATCCATCGTTTAAAATCTTGTGCTTCCTGCTTACGGCTTCCAAAAACAAGTTCATATAAACCAGATTCATTTACAATGTTCGTTTCTCCCTGACGACCTAAGTTGAACTTAGACCGTTCATCTTCATCCAACCGTTGAAGCGCCATGGTAGGATTGCTAATTTCCAAAATGTCGCAAACATCTTTTGCCACAAACCAAGGTTCGTTGTTACAAACGACTGTGCGAAGCTCGCTTTCGCCGTAGTTAAAAATTTTTTGAAGGTTCATCAGATTTCCTCCTTTTATGCTGACTGTTCACTTTTGCAACCATTATCAACAAAAAAAATTTCATCAAATTCTGCTTCCAGACCATCCACAATTTTTTTTGCAATCTTCGGTCCAGGTTTGCGCGTCTCATTCGCAATCTGTACCATGTAAGGTGTGGAAATTTCTATCTTCTTAGCGAAACTTCGCAATGTGTGACCGGAAACAATAATCCTTTTTTGAAAATCATCCGAATCTAAAAGCGTAATTTTCATATCTTCACCTCCTTTTTGGTTACATTTGTGTTATCACTAATGCAACCAGAATAACATGTAAAATACACTATTGCAACCACTTTTTATTGAATATCATTTCAATGCTTACATATGTGTTTATAATTTATGTAACAGGGGTGGTGATGTTGTGGATACGGATAATAAATTTGGAGATTACATTAGAGGAATTAGGAAAGAGAAAAAAATGACTATCCGACAATTGGATTTATACTCGGGGGTTTCTCATTCTTACATATCGCAATTAGAGCGCGGGGAAAGAGCGATTCCTTCGCCTGATATCATTAAAAAAATATCGTCGGCGTTGAATGTTCCTTATGAGGAAATAATGATTCAGGCAGGGTACATCGAAGAACAAACAAAGAAAAATGATCTTAAGCCGCTAACCACCAACGACAAATTGAATGACGTGGCAGCAGATTATAACCGTTTGCCACAACATAAACAAAAGTTAGTGAGTGATCTCATTAAGTCACTCTTGAACGAAAATATAGATACGACCAATTAACTCTGCAAGTTCATCATCATTCATCTGAACAAGTCGATGTAATAATTCTTTTCTTTGCTCACACGTCATGCGCTGTAATGCCTCTAGCAATTCAATATCATTCATAAGACACCTCTATATATTAAAGAACATATGTTCTTATTGGAAGCCAATTTTAACATTTATATTGCTAATCTTGCAATATAAAACAACTTAACAGTGTCAACAATATTTGACGCGTTTCAATTTTATCACGGGAAAGCGCACAAAAAATGACAGATGTTGCTGCATCATCTGCCGAATCGTTTCTTTATTTTCTTTTTGTTGCTTCTGGACACGTTCTTATGATCTCCATTCTCAAATGTGACCGACTGCGTATCATTGTTGTATTGAATAATCTTGTTCATGTTCGCTAAATGGTTTCCGTCAATACGCTCGAAATTGTAAGCTGCAAGCAAACGCTCTGCATCGTGCTGCGTTGTGAGAAACGTATACTTCCCTTCCCTCGTGATAAAATAAACAACTCTGTTATGTGCTTCTGTGTACAAAATGTCTGTTACCGAGATGTTGTGAATCAATCCTAGTGTGCATTTTAATGTGATATACTCCATTGCATCATGGTATCAATCACCAAAGTATAGCGCGACACATATTGACGTACTTAAAAAAAGTTTTACTACCGCATGAAGTGCATTTTCTGTGATATGATTTAAAAAAAAGTTAGAAATTATATTAAAAAGCGATGGATGATAAGCGAACATAACCTAAGACGTTTCATCAATGGGGGCTAATGGGGGGAATTAATATGACTGGTTACAAAAAATATATTCTTATAACCTTCTTTGTTATTGGAGTAGTTTTATTTTTCACCAAGCCAACAACAGATAATTTCAACTATTGGATTGCAAATAAGAAATATGAACGCAATGAAGCGGGTAAAACAATCAAATATGAAAATTATTATCAAATAGATGATAACCAAAGGGTAAATGTAAGTAACTATATATTCTTTTATGTTTACGAAAAGAAAGTAAAATTTCAAAGGGGTGAAGGAGTAATAAAACTTGAAGATTTTGAGTTTCAAGAGTTTCTTGAAAATAATTTTCCCAGTACACCAAGTTTAGAACCCATACAAAAAACCGTGAATTATAAAGCTATTGGTATATTCAATAATTTTTTTCAAATTAAATAAAGTCAATCATTTAACCACAGTTCTTAAAAGGAATTTCCATTATTTACCGCACCACTAGTATCAGTAGGATCTCAATTCTTATTACAGGAGTGTAGCTAGAACGTCACAATTTCAATGTGATCTGCGCTGTGTCGAACCTCTTTGACCACGTGCCGGAGTAAATTTTGCTTGTGTTCAAACGTTAACTCTTCAATTGAAGAGAAATATTCTAACGCTTCTACAATTAATTCTTTTGTTGATTCTTGGCTTTGGGATTGCGTGAGCTTACGTTCAACCTTCGCTTTTTCTTCTTGGAGATATTCTTCTTGCTTCTTTAAATTTTGAAATTCTTCGCGGATGAGCTCTTCGCCAATGTCAAGGTTGGACTTAAACAGTTGCAGCAGGCGTTTGCGTTCACTTTGTAATTTTTCGAGTCGGGTTTCAATCATCGTGAGTTCTTTATATTCAACGGGCTTTTCTTCCTGGACCTCAATTTTATCGGGTTGATTCAGCCAATTCATGAATGTATTCCACACTTCACTTTCGATCCGATCACGGTTAACCATCTTTCTGCACCCTTTATTTTTGGCGCCGACAGTATTTTTCCTACACGTGTATTCAAAAACATGCTTGCCCCAATTCAACGACTTTCTACCATTCATGGTGTTTCCGCATTCCGCACAACGCAAAATGCCGCTTAGCAAATACGGGTTCTTGGGCCTCTTGGCAAACCTGCGTTTGGACTCATTAATTAACTGCTGTGCTTTGTGAAATTGCGCCTCGGAAATAATGGCAGGACATGGCGTTGCAATCCAATCTTTCTGCGGTCTTTTTTTCATCCGCACTTTTTCGCTTCTATATTTATTGCCGAGCATCCCTTCCGTGTTCCACTTGTTTTGGTAAAATACACCTGTGTATGTTTCGTTCATGAGTATCTGTCGGACTGTCTGCCTGTGCCATATATTCTTGCCTTTTTTCGTTTTGATGCCGTTTCGCTGCAGATACAAAGCAATGCCGTTCATGCCTCGTACAATGGCATTGGGCGTTGTGAACAAGTCAAAGACAAGCTGAACCACTTGGGCTTCTTCTGGAATGATTTCAAACTGTCCATTTTTCACTACGTAACCGTATGTGTAGCAGTCTTTAATCACTTTGCCATCTTTGGCCTTTTGGATCCTTCCGCGACTCATGCGTTCATTAATTTTCGATTTTTCAAATTCAGAGATTGCGCCGCGCATACTATAGAAGAGATTTCCTTCCGGTGTCTTGGCATATTCACCATTGACGAACACAACATCGACTCTTCTGCGTTCAAATTCATCTGTTAATATGAGTTGATTCATGAGTTTACGTGACAGACGGTCTGGGTCAAAGCATACAATATGTGTAATGATGCCTTCTCGTACATCTTTTCGTAATTGCGTGAGTGCGGGACGATCTAAAAATTCTCCGGAATAACCGTCATCTACGTATTCTTGCGTTGGTACATTCGGGTACAGTATCGCTGCCTTCGCACGGTTCGCCTCGACTTGGCTGATGATGGAATATCTGCTCGCATCCTCGTTCGATTGACGCGCATAAATGCCGATCATACGAATCCCCCACATACAATTTTAGAAGATAAGTATAGCAATCTCTTCTTCTTTTGTCAGTAGGACTTGTTTCAATCCATTTAATCACGGTAGCATCACCCCGTATATGCTATGCAATACGGTTTGTCCCATAGAAACAAAAAAAAGTCCTACCGCATGGGCAGGACTCAATAGTTCATACTAAACATGATATTTATAAGTAAAATCCCTTTTCGCGTATCGCCTCATCAATGATTAATAGTTTGCGCATGGCTTCTTCCTTGTGCGGACCATCCGATTCTAACTTCTTTTTCAGGTCCAGCATTCTTGAAAATGCCTGAACGGCTCTGTTCTTCTCTGGAATGACAATGTTCATTTTTTCTTCAATATCGGCAATGTCTTGACGTATGCGCTGCACGTTGGTGCATGGGCACGCTGTCGGATTGAGTTCATTATGTCCGTAGATGTTACGAATCGGCAGCACGGCTTTGACGGCTAAAATGGCTGCATAGAGCGCATGACGTTCATCCGTGCTTAAATCCCCTTTGGAGAGATCGCGATTGATCACAATGCCTACTGTGTACGTGTTGTGGTTGCCTACATGGTACGTAAAACTTAACAGATCATTGGTCTGATAAATTTGGCTGCCTTCAATGGCGATATGATAACTTAGCCCAGCTCCCCACTTTTTTATGTGGTGTTTGGCATGGGATTCTAACGTGCCTTCGGGACTGCCTGAATGATGAATGACGATGCCGCTGATATCTTCTGCATTGCGAAACCCTGTATGATACGTCTTTCTATCCCAGCTGCCTTTATGTCGATATGGCTTTTTGAGTTCTTCCCAGCGCATTTTTCGTGGCAGATCATCGACGATATCTATAATAGGCGGGACATTAGACAAATTCGTCGTCGTTAATGTGAGATTGCGCATGGTCTTTCTCCTTTCGCTTCGTTGCATCAACAGCAGATTGACCAATGATATAGCTGATGGCAATACCGACAATGCCCATCAATGATTCAGTGTCTAATCCCAGTTCCAGTTGGTCGTTGATCACGACGAGTAGTGCGCCAATGATAGCCACCCAAAATTTGCGGCTCTTGAGTTTCTCTTGCATCCAAATCATCCTCTCTCTTGTGAATGGTGTTGCATGGCGGGCAGGGAATATCCCCAAAAACTTGGATGATGTCTTTCCCCCAGATGGCTTCAAGATGTAGTTTTCTGCACACGGTTCCACCCCCAAATGTCGCATCATGCGGCGTTGATTTTCCATGATGACGCGTTGATTTTTTGAAAACTCCTTAAATTCGGTTTTGTCTTGAATCTTAAACAGTCGCTTGAGCTGATCATTAATCAATTTGCGCCCAAAGCGATCAATAAGAAGCAAAATAAAAGAGCCGATCAATCCCCAGGTAATCGGCTCATTGCGATGTTGCCATATCCAGTTAATGATTTCTGTCATGCAATTCTTCCTTTCGATCAATCAGTGGAACCGTGACCGTATACGTGAAACAATTTGCAACCTTTTTGCCGTTGAGCAGAAGCAATTTGTACGCAATGGATTGATCAATCGGCTTATCGTCAATCGAACAAAACGTAAATTCGGCATCCATTTTCATGCAATCCCCCCTTTCAAAACAAAAAAGCCCTCGCATGGAGTGGCTTTAATGTTGAATATTTTTCTTTTTTGTCGGCTCTTTTCGTTATACATTTCATATGTTATGCTTATAAATATAAAGAGCCGCTGCTAACGGCTCTCTGTACAACCCTTGGGTGGGAATCCCCCGATAAAAAACCAGAGAAAATAACCCGACACCTTGTCCTTGGGCGGGTTATTTTCGTTTTCTCATATAAGTAAGTAGTGCGAGGAGAAACATTCCCAGCATGATTACTTCTGATAACGAAAACTGCATAGGCTTCACCCCCTCACCGGAGGTTAGCCTTTCCACCCAAGTTATTGTACAGTAATATTATAACATAATGTAATTATGAGAGGAACCAAACGCTACTATTAATAATCTCCAAATCGAACAGAAACAAATATAATAAAGATAACTACTAGAATACCGAACACAATATGATTCTTTGTAAATTCATTTTACTTCAATTAGACTGTGAGTAAATACAGCTTACGGGAGTGTATATATGACAACCGATAAAAGACAATTTACTTTAAGACTAGATGAAGAAACCTTTGAAAAAATAAAGAAGATTGCCGAAAAAAATAAACGTTCAATAACGATGCAGATTGAGTTCATTCTTGAACAATACATAAATAAAGAGAGTCAGTAAAGACTCTCTTTTGATTAAGAATATTGTAAATAAGGACGGTGTATAACGATGGAAAT